TTATATTTTTCTAACGCCATCAATCGGAAGCCATGATGCAATGCCGTCCGGCCAGCCGAGGAGGACTTTATCTTTTTCTATCTGTGACACCTTGTGCGTTCTTTCTTTCACCCATCCCGGCACGGTTTCTCCCGTCGCATAACGGGAAGCCGTCACTTTCACCATGTCTCCGACTTTTAGAGCAGAAGACGCAGCCGCTTTCGGAATCTTGAGCTTTTGTCCGGCATGGATGATGTCGGAGGTTAATCCGTTAAGCTTTTTGATTTCCGGATACCTTCTTCCGTCGCCTAAGAGCCTTGCAGCTATCCGCCAAAGGCTGTCTCCGCTGACGATTGTATAGGTGCTGTATTCTTCGCCGGCTTTTTTAGGATAGATAGCATTTCCGCTCTCGTCAAATACGAAGTAGCCGCTGTTTTCATCCGCCTTCCTCTTGGCATTGGCAAGCACCTTGTAGGCTCCAATCTGGCTCTTCTTATCCTGCCAGGACTTTCGGACTCGATATAAAACACCTTCAGGTTTAGGCGGTTTTGGAGTGACCGTACTTCCGCCCATCAACCTTTTCACATCCTGACGGAAAGTGTCCATGCTCTTTCCAAATTTTGAAAACCAGTGTCTCGGATCCCCGTGATTGGAAGCGATCCCTCTTTGATGACCTTCGTAGTGGCCGATGATGACACCGTCTCCTAAAGGATTAAGATTATAGAGCTCGCAAAGATAAGCACAAAGCTCCGTCGCTTCCTTGTAGACTTTCTCAAAATACGAGCGGTCGCTAAGCCCATCCTCGCAGATTTCAAAACTCGTATGCGTGTTGTTGGCCGCTCCTCCTGCATGCCAGCCCCTGTGATCCCAGGGAAGCGTCTGGTAAGTAGCAATCGTGCCGTCTTGCAGCTTCCCGATAAACCCGTGCACACAGACCTGTCTATCCATCGGCTGATTCCAGTGATTGTTATATTTGTTTTTCCCGAGCTTTCCGTCATCCGGACCGACATAGCGCTTCAGATAAGGATTATTTGCTCCGGTCGAATGCACCATGATGCCTTTGACCTTAATCTTCCTGCCTGCCTTGTAGCAGGCGTTTTCTGTAAAAATAAGCTTATTAAGATTCACTTTCCTCATCCTCCTTCGATAGTGTTTCCAGCACGTTTTTCAGAGCTTTCGGAATGGGAAGCCCCAAGTGTGCCGAATTTTCCAAGATGGAAATGCCTTCATTCGAGAGATAGAAAAAGATGACCGCAGTCCTTATGGCACTGCCTTCTTTCAAGATGGAGACATCAATAATGTTTCCGATGCCTACCAGCACAAAGATGAGCACCTTCTTGGCGATGCCCTTAAAGCCGACTTCGCTTGAGAGCTTTTTGTCGTTGATGGCACAAAGAACGCCTGTGATATAGTCCACAACAACAAAGACGATGAGGGCATAGAGAAATCCGTCCAGACCTCCCAAGTACCAACCGAGAAAACCTCCTACAGCCGTGAATGCTGCCTGAATGGCAGACCAGATTTGTTTCATGTTGAAATCCTCCTTCCAAATAAAAAATGTCCGCCCTTTGGCAGACACTTCCGTCAAAAATGAATTACTTGATACGAGCTACACTTGCTTGGGCAACCAGTCCCAGAGCCTCAAATCCTCTTGGCCGAGCGACCACATACACATCCCTCTGACCTTCCAGTGATAGGCGGCTTCATTAGCCCAATAGATGAGCGAATCCACATCCTGGTAATAAAGGATGGAAAAGCCGTCTGAATCACCTAAGAAAATCCGAGATATCCAGATATTTATGTCTTTTGGAATCACCGTCACTTGATAGTCATTACCGCAGACCAGCGGTAGAAGTTTTGAATGAAAGAACTCGTAATCAAGAGAGATGTTTTCGGTCCTTGTCTCATGTTCCTCAATGTCAGAAGTGACAGTAAAGACTTGAAACTCCTCATCCCATAAGACCCCTGTTCTCTGTATTCGTCCAAAGCTTGCCAGGCTTTCGTCCGGCAGCACCACATCAAAGCGCTCGTAAGGTTCATAGGTATAACTATCTCCCACACGAAAAAGCTGACAGTGTACTTTATTATCCGCCCTTATGCCTGCAAAGCCTGATGTATCCGTCACCGTTCTTTGAAAACGCAGTCTGTTTGAAGCACCCGAATACACCCTGACACTCGTACCACGCTTCCTCATCTCAATCGTATAAATATTGGGTGAAACACGTATATCAGCACCAGGTGTTTTTTGAAACGAGGTCTCATAGCTTCCTAATAAAACATCTCCCTGATAAAGCTCCACTGCCTGCGTTCCGTAGTTGAGACAACAGAAAAGATTACCTAAGAAAATCCCGGCTCTCCCGGTAAAGCTTTCAGGGAAAATGAGCTGCGCCCGTAAATGCAGATCTTGAAATCCCTCATAATTCAGCGCAAGCTCTCCATAGCCTTCAAGCTGTGAATAGGGACGGTTTTTCTCAAAGTCGTCCTTTTGCCAGACCTCCCATTCTCCGGAAAGAACAGCCCAGTAACTTTCAGGCAAAATGATTCTGTCTCTAAAGTCCTCATACCAGATAAGAGCGGAGTCCGCTTTTCTTCGGAGCATTTCAAAGGTGAGTTTAAAGCCCTCCCTCGGTCCCACCATCACGCCGTTAATGTCTTTAAATTTCCTCGGAGACAAGGTGTAGCTTGCTTCACTAACGGACGTTTCCTCGCTGAAAGACTGACAGACTTTAAAACCATAAAACTGTACGCCTTTGGCGGCAACCGACACGGCGAGTGTATGTGTCCCGGCAGAAAGAGAGACTTCCTTCCATGCACACTTCCAAAAAGTCGACCGCCAGTATGGCCACCAAAGCCTGTTTTCCTCGATGAGGATACTTGTGCCGTCAAGCGAAAGATAAGCACTGTTCTTATCCCATAAAGGAAAGCCAAGCTTTACGACCAGATCGTATGTGCCAGCTTCCGATATATCAAACTCATATAAAACTTCACCATTATCGCCTAGCGTAACCATGTATTCTGATATGGAGACAATGCCGGAATAGGAGTCCGGCTGCGCATTTCTATCGACAACAACACCGCCAAAGTTTGTCTTTTGTGTTTTCCCGTAAGAGGTGAGATAACGCCTTCGCTTATAAACCTCACCCATCAAAGGATAGCTGTAATGCTCTGCGTCTTGTCCTTCCATGTAGTCGTAGACATGCGGAAGGGCAAACGGCCCTTTATCGTAATCATCCCAATAAGCGATGATAGGAATCTGAGGAGATGCAGGTGCTGTTTCTTTGAACTGATAGTAGCCCGTCATCCAGTTCTTTGCTCCGTAATAAGTGTGTGAAACTCCTCGGTAATATTTGCCCAGGTTCTCCGGCGTGTCGTAAATCTGCCAGTTCCAGCCGTAAGCCGGCATACCGAAGTAAATCTTTGACGCCGGCATCACGGATACGGCATAGTCGTAGATACCTTCCAGCCAATCCCTTGGAGACACCGGCCCCGGAGCAGAACCCGCCCAAGCCATGCCGTAACTCATAATGGATGCCGTATCGCAGTAAGGAGCAAGGTCAGCATAAACGCACCAGTTCTCTCCGCCGACCGAGCCGTTCACGCTGGTCATGCCGGGAAGGCAGATGTTGATGCGTTTTCTTGCATCATAACTTTTCACGGCATGATGGATATTCTGAAACATTGCTGTGGACTTCGCCGCTGTGGAATAATCTCCACCACCTTCAAGGTCAATATCCACTCCATCGCACCAGGGGTATTTTTGCATGATGCGGATAAGTTCGGATAAGAACATATCCTGTGCGCCGTTTGTATTCTCCCGTATTGCTTTAAAGATAGGATTGTAGCCGTCATTTGCCACCGTTAAAAGCCAGCGGATATGCGGCCACTGCTGAATATAAGGCATCATGTCAGAGATAGCGACTCCCGTTTCATAGATTTCACCTGTCGCCCGTACCTTAAAAGAAAAAAGACCGATCTGATTGATGCGGTCTCCGTACTTTTCCAATGCTTCATACATTCTGGCGTTTCCCATAAAGGTCCAGACCATGATTTCTTTATTTTTCAATGGGTTAATCAAAACAGCTCACCTCCTTCCTCCATTTGTTGTAAGGTAAAGAGCACCCTTGCGGATTTTCCTTCAGGAAGCTCGATCTTGTGCTTGGAATCCCAAGCGGCACTGTATGAATAAAAGCCTTCTTTTTGAAAGGGCTGTCCATTGTTCGTTGTCTTTCTTTCCGGTGCGGAAAAGATCAGTTCATCGTCTCTTTGTAAAATCCCAGGGAAAAAGGCTCTTTGACCGCCTGCCGCCTGCGAGATCGTCACACCTTCCATATCCGATTTGGGATACAGCTTGATATCAAGACCTGTGGAAGTCTTCCCAAGATTAAAGAGGATCAGGGTTTCCTGTCCTCGGACGATGCCGTTATACCAGACAGGCTCCTTAGCCACGCCGCCTTCACTTTCTTTTTGAAGCATAATCTCCGTGTGCGGATAAAAGCCCGTCACCCGATCACCTTCCTGAAGCATGAGATCGGTTAGCCAGATGGTACCTGCCATGTCGGTTAAAAGCGGCTTAATTGTCACGGACACGACTCGCTTGTCCTGCTTTTTATTTATGGTCTCAGAGAGCCTGTAAAACTTTTTCATACCATCACCCGTCCAGCGTAAAGCGAATCTCGGAAGGGTGCGGCACCCAGCCGGTCGCAAGAGAGCCGCCCTGAAGGAGGATATCCGTCACAAAGATTTGTCCGGTGCAGTCTGAAATAAAGATACGCACCGTGACGGATTTTAGCCTTGACATATAGCCCTTAGGCGCAATGCTGTCTTTTACTTTTCTAAAATAGGCCATCCGCTCACCCCCCTAATAAAGGTCGATAAATCTCGTCTCAACGCTTCCGTCTTCATATTCGATTTCCACTTCCACGCCGACCTGAGAAGTATCCGAAAGTTTCTCCAAGTTTTCCGAAGCGATAGCCAGAGACAAGGTATAGCTTTTACGATTGGAGGGATAGACGGTCTGCGCCATAGACTTTGTAAGTCCTGCCGCACCTTCCGCCTTAAAAGCGGCTGTTCCCGTACCGCCCGTCTCGTTCACGGCTTCAAAGCCGGAATTTAACCAGTAGGCCATCCCGTCATCCGCCCGAGAGTTTTTCAGATGGTTAAAAGGCACCATATCGGAGATGTTGCCGCCGCCAAAAGCTCCTGCCCCTTCCAAGGTATCTGCGATGGTCTCCAGCCTTTCCACGGAAGAACCGAGATTTTTTAAGGTCGTCGACAGTTCCAGCACCGTATTCCAAGGCTCCTGCAGGTTATATTCTCTTCGCACGATCCTTGTCGTAACGGAAATCCCCAGCTCTTTGTCTTCTACAAGGACATAGTCTCCCAGCGACCAAGCTTCATGAGAAAATCCCGTAAGGACGGATAAGTCCATCGCATGGAGGACATAGGAGATTTTCGGTTTGGCGTATTGCGCCAACCGCATCGTCGTGAACTCCTTCATCTGGTAGGGATTGGTAAAGGAGGAACAGTCAAGTGTGGAGATGCGCACATCATTTGAATAGGTGAAATCTTCCAGATAGGGCTTGCCGCCGTTGATATCGGAAAAAGTCAACCCGTCCGCTCCTACTGCATACAAGCGTGTTACAAGATTTCTCGTATCGATGACCCGCTCAATGCTTTTCATATTCTTTCTGTAGGCAAAAAGAGCGCCTGAATCCCTGCCGCTCACCGTATAGAGATGAACGAGCCTGTTGGACGAGTCAAAGACCAGGTCTCCGCCGTGAAGGCTTGCGACAGCGCGAAGGATGGAAAGAGCATTCTTCTCTTGCGATACCCAGGTGCGTTTTGTCTTGACATTGACCGTACCCACACTCCAGTCCGTACCCTCAAGGGCATAGCCCATCGCTGTTTCCGCCGTTTCCGCATCAAAGCTCTTTTCTTCTTTCCGGACACTGAACGTCAGATCATAAAACTCCGCTTCGGCATAGACCTCCGTCACGGTATTGCCTGTGGAACCCTTGATATCGTTGATGGTGCGTATCTTATAGATATCGTCTACGATCTGAATCTTCTTCTCGTTTTCTAAGTAGCTCCGCTTTTGATCCCTAAAAGGCAGTTTAAAGTGCAGAGTATCTTCACCATTCACTTCACTAATAACAATAATGTCGTAAGCATTTTCTAAGACCGCTTCCCAAGCTCCATCAGCTGTTAAAAGCACCGGCCGGGCATAGCCCATCTTTTCATAAGGTGCTTTCGGAATATCGTAGATCCGGATATCGATAAGCTTAGGTGTCTTTGTCTGGTCAGTTATCGTAAGAGTGATGCGAAAGCGGATGTAATCAGCTGAGGTTTCGATTTTTCCGTCTTCTGGAAGAGCTGTCCAAGCACTCCATGTATTTAAATCGGAGCTTGTCCTATACTCCACTAAGGAGATATCTGTCACTCCTGCTTCGTATTCCTTCGTAATAGCAATCCTGCCCGTGCCGGAAAGGGACAGGGGCTTTGCCTTTGTCAACAGTTCCCCTGATAAAGGATATGAACCTTCCGTTTTCTTTAAAAGTACTTTGCCGGGTTCAGACAAGGCATCCACAGAGGATACCTTGTCTCCGCCGTTTGCAAAATAGGAGGAGCGAAACAGTTCTTCCAAATCATCCATCGTAAGCTCTGAATCGGTATCCAAAAACCAATCGTCAAAACCGCCTGCATACCAGTAGCTTCCGGCGTGCATACCAAGGACAATATCGGCTGTTGAGGAGCGGTTCAGCTCGCCTGTAAAGGAATATACCGCTGATATCCAGCACTTGCCGTCCGACCTGTCACCTATGATGTACTGCGCCGTCTTGGCGTTTGGCCGTATGAAACAAGCGATAAAGTAAACTCCTCCATTCACGAAAGAAAAAGAGGGAGAAGTCGTCCTGTCCAAGATAAGCGACCCTGCTTCGTTATAGAGCATAATGCGGGGTCTTCCCTGAAAGAAGGAAAGATAAAAGATCGGTTGTCCGGGACCGGATCGGGTGTTAAAGAGCGGACAGTACGTGTTCCCGATGGAGTAGATCGTAGGCTTAATCCAACCACCAACCAGAATTGTATCGCCTATGTTCTGAAAGATGCTGCCGTCGTTTGAGACTTTCAGATAGCTCTTTTCCGTTCCCGGATCATGCAGGTTTATCTGCACATAGTTGCCCATAGCCCCCGCTCGAAGTCCCGCTGTTGTACCGGCCCGATTAATGACTTCCATTTTGCGATTGTTTTCAGAGGAATCTAAAAGATAACCCTGATCATCGATATCATTTTCGTTAAAACGCCAAAGACCGGACTTTGCAAACTCAAGAGGAAACTCGCCTGTGAAATCCTCCTGTGTTTGGATATGTATTTTAAGAGCCATGCTTCATCACCTCCAGCGGCTTCTTGCCTTTATTTCAAGTTCTGAAAATGTCCCGTTTACTGCTTCAATCAGGATGCTGTTTTCTCCGACAGCAAGCTCCGGGAAGTTCAGCTCCTGCAAGTAAGGCAGGGCGTTTCTCAGTACAAAGCCGTTTCCATCCTCCACATAGGCCGTCATTTTCTCTGTATCGATGGCAAGTATCTCTCCTGTAGAAAGCTCAGCGTTTACAATCTTCATCTCTATGCCACCCACGGAAATGGAGATATAATTTTCCGCACCCTTCGTCAGACTTCCTTTTAGATAATAAACTGGTCTCGATTCGATGTTTCCAAGGCTTCGTGTTACTGCGGATTGCCCTGTCGTCATAATAGTAAAGACCTCATCTTCCAAAGCATAGGCAAAGGGATCAGGACAATAGAAAGAGAGTTCAAACACGCCTGCAGCCCGGATAATCCGTTCACAGTCCACTTTGTCTTTTAATCTGGCCATGAAATAGCGATCCGGCACATCATCAAATATCAACTGCTTTAAGCCGTTCACAGGAGAAAGCCAAAGAGCAATCCCGTCCAAGGTTTCCACCAAGTCTGAAAAACGCAGTTTAGGAAAAATAGAGCAGGAAACAGGGATCTCCCTTGCATCCATATCTGCTCCAAAGTCCGCCACACCATATTTTCCGGGAATAGCGGCGGAGTAGTTCCTAAGTGTGCCCGATACCTGCCATGAGGTAAGCCTCGCTTTCACACCCATATCTTTTGATGAAACGTCGTCATAGATAAATCCCACAATCATCACCTCTTCCTTTAAGCCGGCGAGAAGCGGCCTTGTGCTCTTGAACCCGCTTCGATGAGGTTATACAGCTCCTGCGAAACTTTCCGGATATCGTCCTCGCTTCTGACAAACATCTGCTCAATGTGTATAAGCGGCATTCTTTGTTCAGAGAAAGCGCTTGTATCGCCTGCGGGAAGAACAGTACTCTTGGCATTTAAGTGAAAGTCTGTGGGGATTGCTGTTTCCATGCCTTCACCCAAGCTATTCATCACATCGCCTATGTCACGGACAAGCCGTTCACTAGCCGACACAGCTTCATCACCGGATGTTTCAATTGAACCTGCCAGACCCTTAACCAGCATCTCACCAATCCAGGCCATTTCCTTGGACGGCGAGGAGATGCCGAAGAAGTTCTTGATCCCGTCCCAGATACCGGAAATCCAACCCGTCACCTTATCCCAGAGCCAAGAAGCAAGGCTCTTGATTCCTTGCCAGAGGCCTTTGACGATGTTGCCGCCGACTTCCACAATCTTGTACATTAATGAGCCGAAGGCTTGGACAATCCCTGTAACAATCTGCGGCACAGCCTTGACGATCTCAACAATAATGGTCGGTAGATTTTTAATGAGAGCAACAAAGAGTTCAACACCAGCCATAATGATTTTGTCGATATTTCCGGCAAAGGCGTTCACAATGGCAGCTATAATCTGAGGGATCGCTTTGACAATGGTCGTAATAATCTGGGGCAGTGCCCGTATGAGGGCCACCAAAAGATCAATTCCCGCTTGAATGATCTGTGGGATTGAACCGAGTATCGCCGTGATCAAGGCATCGATAATCTGCGGAATCGCCGTCACTATCTGCTCAATAATGTCAGGCAAGGCCTCGATCAGTGCCGTCAAAAGCTCAATGCCTGTCTCAATAATTTGCGGAATTGCCCCTAACAGGAAACTGATAATTGCTTCAATAATCTGAGGGAGGGCTTCTATCAGCACAGGGATGGCCGTAATCAGACCCTCAGCAAGCCCCATGATCAACTGTAAAGCCGCATCAAGGAGCAAGGGCAGATTCTCGATTAAGCCCTGAACAATCGTCACAATCGCCTGTACAGCGGCAGGAATCAAAGTCGGCAGGGCAAGGCCGATCCCTTCCACCAGAGCCGTGACCAGCGTCGTTGCCGCTTCTACTAAGAGCGGCAGGTTTTCAATCAGAGCCGTCACAATCGTCATAAGGGCTTCCACCGCAAAGGGGATCAGCTCAGGCAAAAGAGACAGGAGTGTTTCTAAAACCTGCGTAAATAGCGATGTTGCTGTTTCAAGAAGTGTCGGCAGAAGCTCGCCGATGGCTTCAATAATGCCGCCCACAGCAATAGGGATTGCCGTGATGACATTTTCCAAAACAGGAACGATGTTTTCTACAACAGCGCCAAAGGCATCAACAACATTTGCCGTCAGGTTCGTCATATCGGCATTGGCGTTTCCCAAGCCGCCGACAAAGGAATGAACGGATGCCTGCAATAGACCTAGTGCACCCGTTACTGTTTCGGTCGATTCCCTGGCAAAGTTTCCAGCATACTGCTCCGTGTTCTCAAAGAACATCTGCATGGCCATCTCGGCTTTTTCCGCCTGTGTCGCTTTAGCCCAGGTAAAGTCCAGACCTTTTGCCAGTGCGTAGGCCTCGATGTTGGTCGCATTCATCGCCACGCCGAGGTTATCCATCATGGTAAAGTTGCCCTTGGCCGCTCCTGCTACGGAGTCCAGAGCCATCTGCATGTCAATTCCCATGACGGATGCCATGTCGGCCGCTCTTTGCATAGCCTTTTCGGTCAATTCCAGGCTCTTTTGTTGTTCGATGCCGGAGCCTTGAAAAAGAGCGCCCATGACGTTTGCCGTTGCTAGATACTGACTTTGCGAAACGCCCATGTTCTTATATGCATCTTCACCGGTCTTTTGAATGGACGCGGCATACTTTCCAAACACGGCTTCCGATCCGCCGAGGTTTTGTTCCAGCTCGCCGAACTCTTTCACGACTTCTTTTCCGAGCTTGATAGCCGCAGCTCCGGCGGCTACAGCGACTGTCCCCATCGCTGCTCCGACACCTTTTAATACCGAACCGAGCTTTTTGAACTTACCTTCGGAAGATTCTGCAGCCTTGCCAGATTCTTGCAGTTCATCACCCAACTCATCAGCACTTTCCGCCGACTCGTCGAGTTCTCGCTCCATATCGTTTAAGGCGGCTTCCGCTTCGTTCAGTTTTATCCGCCAGTTATCGGTTCTGCGGTCATTTTCTCCGAAGGAGGTGGCTGCATTCTCAAGTGCGGCTTTTAAGGTATTGATTTTGTCCTTTTGCGCATCAATCTCTTTATTCAAAAGCCGCTGTTTTGCTGCAGAGCCTTCCAAAGACTGGTCGTTCTTTCCGAATTGCGACTCAACAAGCTTCATCTCCGAGCCGAGGACTCGAAACGAGCGATTGATGTCGGCGAGGGCTTTTTTAAACTCTCGTTCGCCTTCAAGACCAATCTTTAAACCGAATTTATCTGCCATCTATGCCACCTCCTTCCCGAAAAAGAGCAAGAAAAAAGCACCTTCCCTCGGGGTAGATGCCGTCCTGCACAGTGAATACTTTTTAAATCCCGCTTGGGATCACCTCATCAATGGAAAACTCTCGCTTGGGCCTTGCTATTCCTTCATATTGTCTATGGCATTCCATTAGGTCTAAGAGCAAAGAAAAGGGCATGAGCCAGACCTCATCCTGCGACAAGTGAAGCCAGCTCAGCCCGAAATATAAAAGCCTGGTAAATAACTCTCCGTCACTTACCCGGCCACTGCGTTTTTTGAGTCAGTCTCACTTTCGATGTTCCGTTTGGTCGCCTTTAAAAGTGCGTCCGTAATGGCGTCCTTGTATTCCGCCAAATCCATCGGAGAAGTCAAAAGCTCCACTTCCTCTTCGGTTAAAAGCTCTTGTTTATCATCCTTATGTTTTAAGTTGTGAATTAAGATCGGCTGGTTCGCAAGAAGTGTAATCAGCCAAATGATCTCACCCAGAGCCATCTCAAAATTCTCCGCCTTCATGAGCTTGTCGCCGAGATTTTCAAGACCGCCGTAGCGCCCGGCGATTTCCTTGGTCGCTTTGGTCGTCAAGAGCAGCTCGTATTCTTTCTCGCCGACTTTAATCTTCGTCATATATTCTTGATACATACGCCAACCTCCTTATGGTGCAACCGGTGTAAAGACCGGTTCATAAACGTTGTCATACCAACCGGTGATGACTTCTGGAGCCACGCCTGCATCGCCCTCGGTCACTTCCGCCTTCCAAGGATGTCTTCCTTCCGCATCCGGCTTGTTTCGCCGCATGATCGTGCCTTCGATGGTCGGTGTAGAGAAGGTGATGGAGTCGCCCTTCGTTTCAAGGTTCGTCGCCGGAATTCCGAATTTCACCCGGTAAAGCCAGAAATAACGGTATTTGCCGTTTGATTTCTTTGCCCTAAATCCGACAGCAACAGGCAGTCCGCCATCCTCCGACGAGGAGATCAGCACATTATTTGTATCAATCACGGCACCTGTTAAATCCGATGCCGCCGTGCTGCCGATCTCGTCTACACCGAGCGACAGCGTTCCGCTTTTGAACTCTTTTACAATTTCCGATGCACCGTCATCGGCATAAAGGATCGCTTCGGCAAGTTCCACCGACAGCTCCGCCGTGATGGCTTTCGCCAGCTGTACGGGCGCATCATAGGTTTCCTCACCGGATGTGTCTTCGGTAATTTTTGCATAATATAGTTTGTCCAGGCCTATCGTTGCCATAGTTCATTCCTCCTTATCTGACGTATTCTTTCGCCACGTCCAGGCTGTAATGGTAGTATCCCGTGTCTTCTTCAAGGTCTAAAAACCTCCGCTCCGTGATGATGAAATCCTGCTCCAGCAAGATGTCCGTCAGTCGCCTTTTCCAAAGAAGATAGTTTTCCTTGCTGAATAGTGAGATGCGGACTTCCTCCGTCTCCACTAACGGTCTGTTGTCGGCATAGAGCAACAAGTCATCATAAAGCGGTGTAAAGACGAGGTAGGTTTCCGGTGCCTTCTTTTCGATAAAGTCCATATAATTGTGTAAAAGTTAAAAGGCCATGTAACAGCCCTTTTTACGGTACAATGTTTTTAACCACAAAAACATACCCAGGAGGACGTTACATGACCCAAGTACATTTTACACTGAACAACAAAGAGGTTCAAAGTATTATTGAACCAATCGGTAAAAGATGAAGTTTCTAAAAATATTTTAACCACTGTTTTTCAACCAATTGATGGAAAATCAACGAACAGAATATATTCAAGCCGATGACTATGAACGATCAGAAAGTCGTCAGAGTCAAAGAAACGGCTATTATGAGCGAGATTTTACGACTCGTGTGGGTACACTTGAATTAAAAGTGCCTAGAACACGTGATGGTGAATTTGCACCGACGGTGTTTGAGCGTTATCAGCGAAATGAAAAGGCACTGCTCGCTTCAATGCTTGAGATGTATGTTTCAGGCGTTTCGACACGTAAAGTTTCAAAGATTGTTGAAGAGCTCTGTGGAAAATCGGTATCGAAATCTTTTGTTTCTAGCCTGACTGAACAGTTAGACCCGATGGTCAAGGAATGGCAGAACCGTTCACTCTCAGGTACGAATTATCCTTATCTGATGACTGATGTTCTCTACATAAAAGTCCGCGAGGACCATCGAGTGCTTTCTAAAAGCTGCCATATTGCGATCGGGATAACAGAAGGTGGTGATCGTGAATCATTGGCTTCATGATCCAAAATGAAGAAAGTGATGACACATGGTCCATCTTCTTTGACTACTTAAAAGAACGCGGTCTACAGGGACAGAACTCATCATTTCTGATGCCCATAAAGGCCTAGTGTCTGCGATTCGTAGGTCCTTTACCAACGCAAGTTGGCAGAGATGCCAGGTCCATTTTTTAAGAAACATCTTCAGTTCAATCCCAAAAAAGAATTCAAAACCGTTTAGAGAAGCAGTAAAAGCGATCTTTAAGTTCACGGATATTGAACTCGCTCGAACAGCTAAGAATGCCTTAGTCGGTGAATATATTGACCAGTCCAAATATACAAAAGCATGCGAAACATTGGATAATGGCTTCGAAGATGCCTTTCAATACACGGTCATCGGAAATGGCCACAATCGGCTAAAAAGCACCAACCTTCTTGAACGACTGAACCAGGAAGTCCGCAGAAGAGAAAAGATTATTCGTATCTTTCCCAACCGAGCGTCCGCCAATCGATTAATTGGAGCTGTCCTTATGGACCTTCATGATGAATGGCTCAGTTCTACAAGAAAATATATTAAGTTTAATCAATGA